CGGGACACTGCGGGACACTATTGAGCAGGCACAGCGGGACACTCTGTCACCCCGTAGGGGGGACAGAGTTCCCAGCCCACAAACCGAACACCCAAACCAACCCACATACGAAGAGTTCTAAGGACAACAAACCATGCCCAACTGTCAATGCCAATACCGAGGTGACCTACTCACACAAGGACACCGAGACCACCACCGCAACTGGGAACAAACACAACCCACAACCAGACACCCAACAACCTCAACCACCACCCACATCGAGATCACACAACTCATCATCGCCATCGACCAACTCACCGCAGCGCTACACGGTGGCCCGCTACCAGCGCTCACACCAGGAGCACAAGCCATCATCGCCAACCACCACAGGAGCCAACAGTGAAAGACCTAGACCAGCTCACAGCCCTAGCCAACACAATCACACGCATCCTTGAAGCAGGCGCACAAGCACTCATCGAACAACGCTCCGGTTTCCCCGCTGGCGGCACAGGCGGCACACCATCATCCACATCCGACCGCACAGGCAGGCTCGCAACAACACGAGCAGACAAAGGCCCAGAACGATCAGACCAAGACTACGAACGAACCATACAAATCCTCATTGAGCTCGAGGACATCCTCAACAGGGCACGCCCACCCAAACGCACAACCACCCACATCCAAGCCACCACCACACAAGCAGACGACGGCTGCAAGAGTTGCGCACGAGTAGGCACATGGACCGCACGAACCAAGAACAACCCCATGTGCCGCACATGCAACGAGCTCATCCTCCGCATACAAATGCAACACAACATCACCCTCGAGCTACCACCAACCACACTCGTTGACCGACAACGCCAAGGCCGACGCATCACCACACGAGAAATCAACCAAGCACTCCACGAAAATAAAACACGGTGATAACCTTGACGGTCGCCACCACCACATGTAACGCTTACGGCAGTCTCACCACACCCAGCCTAGAAGCAGAACAGTGATGGCATCCAAAGGCCGCAGCACAAGGCAGTGGAAGACCATCAGCCTCACCGTCTACGCAGAAGAAACACACTGCTGGCTATGCGGACGAGTCGTAGACCACACCATCCAACCAAGAACACGATGGGCACACAGTGTCGATCACATCATTCCAATCAGCCAAGGCGGCGCACCATACGACCGTGCCAACCTCCGGCTCGCACACCACGGCTGCAACAGCCGACGCTCCAACAACCGAGCGCAACCACAACGACCAGGTGCCACAAGGCAATGGTGAAACCTTACACACAGTGAGATAGTTATCCACAGATAGCCTGCCCACCCCACGAAAGTTATCCACAGAAACCTGTGAACTTTTTTTAGGGGTGGGCCACTGAGTATCCCGCTGCTTTTACAGGCCGATTTTTCTCTCCACAATTTCTCAACGTTATCCACAGATTTCTGGGGATAACCTCGGAAGCTTAAAAAGGTTGTCCACAGGGCTTGTGGATTGTTTCGGAAGGTGGTCACGTTGAGTGAGATTCTTGATGCTGCGCAAAGCGGTGATCGGCGTGCGACCCTCGAGGCTTTGCGTGACCAGATCGCTTTGGTGATCGACGCACCTTCTACGACTGGTGCGGAGTTGGCTTCGCTTGCACGGCAGATGATTGTGGTGACTGAGATCCTTGAGGGGATCTCTGATGGGCAGGCGGTGAATCTTGTTAATGACCTCGCAGCAAAACGAGCTTCTCGGAAGCCAGGTGCCGACGCATCTGGTCGTGCCGCCGTCGGCGGTTAGTTCTGCTGGTGCGGAGGCGGTCGAGTTGGCTGCGCTTGCCGGTTTGTTTCTTGATCCGTGGCAGGAGTTGGTTTTGCAGTCGGCTTTGTCGGAGCGTGCTGATGGTCGGTGGGCTGCGCTCGAGGTTGGGTTGGTGGTTCCACGCCAGAATGGCAAGGGGTCGATCCTTGAGGCTCGTGAGCTCGCAGGTATGTTCTTGCTTGGTGAAGAGCTCATCCTTCACAGCGCTCATGAGTTTAAGACTTCGCAGGAGGCGTTCCGCAGGGTTCGTTACCTGATAGAAAATTGTGATGACCTTGACCGGATGGTGAAACGGGTTCGCACCTCGAATGGTGAAGAGGCCATTGAGTGTAAGAACGGTTCGAGGTTGCGGTTTGTTGCTAGGTCTTCTGGGTCTGGTCGTGGGTTCACTGGTGATTGCATCATTTTTGATGAGGCTTACAAGTTGTCGGCTGCGATGATGGCGGCGTTGTTGCCTACTTTGTCTGCGAGGCCTAATCCGCAACTCTGGTATACGACTTCTTCGCCGCCTGAGATTGATGAGTTTTCGGAGCAGATCCGGCGTACGAAGGTGCGTGCGATGTCTGAGAACCCTGGTCGTTTGTGTTGGGTTGAGTGGTCTTCTGAGTTGAACGCTGATCCTGCTGACCCTGCTGTGTGGGCTGCGGCGAATCCTGCGATGGGTCGGCGTATCGATCCGGAGTTTGTTGAGGCTGAGCGGCAGACGATGCCAGCGGAGGCGTTCGCTGTTGAGCGTCTTGGTGTGTGGAAGTCTCAGAGTTTGAGTGCGAAGATCCCGTTGCATGCTTGGGAAGCTGTGCAGGTTGACGAGTCTCCTGGCACTGATGGTGTTGTGTTCGGTATTGACTTGCCACCTGATCGATCATCTGTGTCGGTTGCTGCGTGTTCGCCAGCTGATGATGGGTTTGCTGTCGAGCTTGCGGATCGTCGGCCCGGTACTGATTGGCTGATCCCTCGGTGCATCGAGTTGGCTGATCGTTACCCTGGCAGCGTGTTTGTCATTGATGGTGTTGGGCCGTCGGCTGGGTTCATCACCGATCTGCAGAACCTCGGTTTGACGGTGCGGACCACTTCGGCTCGTGAGTATTCCGAGGCGTGCACAAGGTTGTTTGATGCTGTGATGGCGAAGAGTGTTACGCACACTGGGCAGTCTGAGCTTGTCGCTGCGGTGATGGGCGCTAACACTCGCAAGCTTGGCGACAGTTGGGCGTGGTCTCGGACCTCGAGCAGTGTTGATATTTCACCGCTGGTTGCTGTGACGTTAGCTTTATGGGGTTGCGCTACTGCTCGTGAGGCTCCTGAGCCTACGCTTCCGCAGGTGTTTGCTTACTAGGAAAGGGCGGTGCCAATGTTTAAAGATACTCTTGCTACCGTTCTGGAGATCGCTGGGATTATGGCTGTGTGTGCTGCAGTGTTTTTGGTGTCACCGATTCTTGCCCTTGGTGTTGCTGGCGTGTGTTTGTTCGTTGTGGGCTTTCTGATTGACGGTGCCTGATGGGTTTCTTTAAACGTGAGCAGCGTGCGATCACTCCTGATTCGATTATTGCTGCGGTTAATCAGATGCGTATGCGGACTGGTGCGCCAATCGTTGACTCTAATAGTGCGATGCGGTTGGCTGCAGTGTGGGCTTGCGTGCGCCTCCTTGCGGGTGTTGGTTCGACATTGCCGTTAGATCAGTATCGGGATGGCCCTGGTGGTCGTACACAGTTGCCGGCCAGTTCGCTGTTCCGTGCGCCAGCACCGAACGTAAACATCACCACTTGGCTGTACCAGCTGTGGTCATCACTGCTACTCGATGGCAACGCTTACGGGCTTGTTACTGAAACTGGTGTTAACGGGTTCCCTGTCACAGTTGAGATTCTTGATCCGGCCACTGTTCAGTGGCGGCACGTTGACGGCGAGTGGACCACACAGATCAACGAGAAGCGGATCAACCGTTGGCCTAACGGTCCGTTGTGGCACATGCCAATGTTTGTCATGCCAGGTATGCCGATGGGCCTGAGTCCAATATCGAGTGCCAAGCAGGCTATCGGTTCAGGTATCAGCGCTGAGCAGTTCGGTGCGCAGTTCTTCAACAGTGGCGGCAACCCTAACGCCATCATCTACTCGGACTCTGAGTTGACTCCTGAGCAGGCACAGGGCATCAAGGGTGCGTTCATCAATGCCACACAAGGCAACCGTGAACCGGCAATCATGGGTAGCGGGCTCAAGTATGAGCGTGTGCAGATCAGTCCTGACGAGTCACAGTTTTTGGATTCGCAGCGGTTTACGGTTGAGCAGATCGCACGCATCTACGGCATACCGCCTGAGCTTGTTGGTGCAGCTGCATCTGGTAGCTCGGTTACGTATGCGAACCGTGAGCAGCGTGCAGCAGACTGGTTGTCCTTTGGTCTGATGCCGTACCTGATCCCGATTGAGGATGCGCTTTCAACGCTGGTGCCTCGTGCGCAGCGTGTGAAGTTTAATGTTGATGGGCTGTTGCGTTCGGATCTGAGTACACGTTACGCAGCGCATGCTGTTGGTATCGGTTCTGGTTTCCTCACAGTTGACGAGGCCAGAGCGTATGAGGATCTTCCACCGTTGACTGCAGAGGATCAGCCTTTGCCTGTTGATCAGGTGATTGCCTGATGCCTTGGCATGTGGTGGAAAAAGATGCGGGCTGTTCTGTTTCTGAACCGTGGGGTGTTCGCAAAGATGATGACAATTCATTAGCAGGCTGCCATGGCAGCAGAGCAGAAGCAGTTGATCAGATCGCAGCACTGTATGCATCTGAAGC